AGTCTTTCTTGCCAACCTTTAGCTGTGATGTCTGTACTTAGTTCGTAATAATACCACGATAAAAATCTAAGTAAATCTTTTTCTTCAGGTATCCAGTCAGTAAAATCTTCAGTTGCGTTTTTAATGACAGGAGATATTTCACTCCAAGGCATGTTACGGTAACTTACTGTAGGTTTCCTATTTAGTATTGCTAAAAAGTTTACACCACTACAAGCACTAAAAACTCTACTGCTACTCTTTATTAATTTATTTGTGTTAACACCTTTTACTAAATGTGTATATTCTGATAGTAAGTTTGATCTTCTAAACTTTTCCCAATCATCTTCTATAGTTTGTTCTGTTCCGTCTGTAGTGGATGGGTGTGTAGAAAATACAACATGTCTTTTTTTATTTGTTGCATATTTTAGTGCGTCTTGTGTTATGTTTCTGTCTACTGTAATAGGCTGTTGTAAAGCAAATAAATCAAACTTGTCTGGTAGATTATTTAAATTAGGTTTATCTTTTATTATGTTAAATTTATTATTGTTACAATTCTTATATGTATTTAGTATGGCATAATCAATGTCGTAATTTTTATATCTATACTCAAAAGGGTTATAGGTTCCTATGCTTCCCTTCCATCCCATCCCAGATATAGGTGTGTAAGCGGCCCTTTTACTACAGATAAAATGCTCAAAGTTGGGTGTTCCTTCTGTATATACAAATGTGTCTTTATAACTGTGTAACTTTGTTCTATCTATTATGTCTATGTGTATGGCATTTATATTGCACTTAGATATTACATCTTCAAATTGTTTTACTTGAGGGGCTTTTCTTACTTTGTGTATATTGTTTCCTCTGTAAATAGCCCACCCTTTTGCGTATGGTTTAAACATCCATTAATAGTCCAAAAGAAAACCTTAACTGACTAGTGTATATAGAGTGCCATATAGGTGCTTCAAACTCTCTAACTGTCCAACCCATATTGTCTTTATCATATTGAACATTACCTTTTTTGTCTACCCAAGCAAACCAAGCGTCACCTTTTGTAAATGTGTAATATCTTCTTACGCCTGGATTGTCAGAGTTTGTATGCCACTTCATTATTGTCTCTGGCAAATATATCATAGAGTTAGTCAGTCGTTGTGCGTCTAATTGTTTGCACCATTGCCGCAAGATTAACCTTGCTTCTACTCTATCTTCTGTAGTAAATCTTTGATCGCTACAAAAATCTACAGTTGGTGTGTGTGGGTGAGGTCTATCTTTTACAGGAACCTCTTGTTCTCTAAATTTTTTTTCGGAATCACCATTATTTAAAGATATTAAACCTGTCCACGCACCACTGGTAAACTTTATAATATCTTTTAAAGGTTCTAACTCTTCTTGATTTACTTTTATTTTTTTCATAGAGATCCTATAATATCAGCAGATTCCTCTTCTCCTTCTATCTCAGGTTCAATATACTCTGCTATACTCATAGTGTCAACTATAGATTTTAGTTTATCATTGTCTATAGTTGTATCCTCGTCACTCATGTTTAATGTGTAAGGTATCCACCCATAATCAGAGTGATTAATCTCTAGATTAATATACCCATCAGCATTATATGCTGGGTTTCTTACATTTTCTTTTGAAATATCCATTATGAAATCCTTTGATATAGACCTGGCCCACGATAATTTGTAGTTGTGTAAGCGTTATCGTTATAAACATATGTTTGAGTTGTGGCTGCAGGAGATAAGCATTTCCAAGTTCCAGAGCCAGCGCTAGAGCCAAACAGTATACTACTACCTGCGTAATTAGTTCCTGCACTATGCGTGTAAGTGCCACTTGCAGCCGAACCTGTAATAACTGTACCTACAGCTAGACTTCCAACGCTTCCAAAGCCTGTAGAAGTGACAGAGTTGTTTAATGTTATAGTAGCATTACCACTTTGGTTTAGGGTAAAAGAACCGCCACCTGTCAAACCAGTACCTGGTGATATGGTGATTGTAGGGTTGTTTGCGCCAGAACCAGAAGTACTAATAGCACCTGTTGAGTTATTGTAGGATATACCTGAACCAGCAGACAAAGACTGTCTAGCACGTGCTTGTGTAAAGTACTGATTATTACCCTCAGTTATATTAGTAGTGCTTATATTGCTAACTGCCCCTGCTTGTATCTGTCCATTTATTTGACCAGTAACAGTAAGGTTGCCAGCTACAGTAGCGTTCTCATCCACTGTTAGTCCGTCTGTTTTTACTGTGCCATCAAAGTGTCCATCTTTAAACTGCAGGGCTGAAGTACCTAAGTCTAATGCATTAGTTGTCTTAGGTCTTACCTGAGATGCTGTAACCACTAAGTCTTGTGACGGTCCTATCTTTTCAATAGGTGCGCCCTCTGCTGCTGTACCATCATGTGTGTGACCAGTACTAGCATTGAATGCTGACTGTACCTGATTGTATTCATCATTAAAATCGTCAGCGTCAATAACACTTCCTGTAGTAATATTAGCTGCTGCTTGTCTTGTATAACCTGCCATAGTTACTGCCTATCATTTTGTCTGTACTCAAGAACTGCTGTGTCAAGAGTGAAGGTTGGATTTGTTGAGTTGTCTGTAATACGCATTGATATTGTTTTGAATGACCCTACTAAGTTCTCTTTATATATTTGATCTAGTACACCGCCAAACTTTGCGCCTCCGTATAAAGAACCACTATTACCAAATAAAAACACACCTCCACCTGCTGATGCTGAAGACACTGTTATGGTAGGTGGTTGTATAATACTAGGATCATTACTTGAGTCAAAGTCTATCTTAAAGTTAAGACTTAGATCCATAGTTCCTGTTGGCTGTGCGTATAGTGTTAACTTGTACATAGTCTTACGTATTTGTGGGTCTGTTATAGGCATGAATGGTGATTCATATATGGACTCTATTGCACTGCCACCAAAAGAATTACCTGAATCCATTCTATAGCAAAATCCATCATCATTACCAAACATAATAGTTTCTTGTGCGCCTGAGTATGTACTATCTGCTACGTTTACCTTTAGTCCTTTTGTTGTTGACCATGCTATACCGCTACCACCTTGGGCAACGAACTTAGTTGCTATTAGACCTGTTGCACTTGCTGCCTGTACAGAAGGTATATATGCAAATAGTCTATACTGAGATTTACCTCTAACTAACACAGAGCAAAAGACATCTGTCTGTGATATAAACTCATTAGCATCTTTATAAATTGGATCAGATGCAATGTCAAGAGCAAGGTCACCAATACGGTCAGTGGCACTAAGTAAACGTATACCATCAGGAGATAGATAAGCTATGTCACCCCCAAATTCCTGTATGCTATCTGGGTTGATACAACCTATTCTGTCTGTGATAGGCTCTAACTTAAAGTCAGCAGAAGTATTACCTACAAGCTTCTTGATTGTGTCTGTAGTAAAGATGATAAGCTGTTCACGAAAGCCTATCAAACCTGTTACGTTATGTCCAATGTTTATTGTACCAGCACCATTGCCTGTAGCAAAATCATCTACTGTGTTAGGTGCTGTAAAGAATATCTTACTACCCTTAGAGTAGAAAGCATGGTTCTTGAATACTACAACATTCTCTGCACCCTGTACGTCTGAACTGTTTGATGATGTTAAAGATACTGTGGTGTTACCACTTGAGTTATAGATAATAGGAAAACTTTTACTATCTACAAATATAGTTTTGTCTTCTTGCGTAAAGTTAAAATCAGCAAACCTTGTTTTTAATGTATTTGTAGAAGAGCCTGTACCTATGTGCGCCCAAGAAGTTCCTGTGCCATGATAGTATGCTGTTTTGTTTAGATCACCAGAGGCTAATGTACCATAGGCTGCTACTGCAGCAGCATTAACTTTCCTAGCTACAACAACTCTGCCTGAAGATACAACCTTCATAGCTAAGACTTCGCCTGTGCCTGGAACTGCTGTGGTACTAAACTTAGCATAACCTTTTAGCTTACTGTAACCACCCTCTCTATCAGACTCAAAGTTCTGTAGTATAGTAGCAGAGCCTACAGCATTAGTACCCTGTTGTAGTGGAGTAAGGTTGGAGATTAACCCACCCTTGAACTCCATAGGGAATGTAGTCCATTGTACTGCCATTAGAAGCTAACTCTTGTATCTCTTAGGTATGGTGTTCTATTTATATTTATAGAACGTAAATCTTTTATCTGCTTCTCAAACTTATCTAAGGCTAAACCTGCAGCTTGTGTATCTCCCCTAAACTGAAAGGCGTAGTACATAGCACCGTCTACTACAGCAAACCTGTACTGTTGTGGCAATGAAGGTACATCTAATGCATTCTCTAAGTCATATCCCATTGAGTAGTATTCATAGACTATGGTGTAAGCTTTATCAGGTACAGGGTGGCATATTAGCTCCCTACTAGGTGTACGTACAATAAATTTAGGAACACCACGTATATCTGCACTTGTATTAAACTCATCATCAGCATACTTCTCCAACCATTCTTCATATACTAGTGACTTTAATTTTACTGTTCCTGTATCAAGACTGTCATCTCTCTTTACACGAAAAGAGTTCATGTTAATTGTTTTAGCGTCTGTAGGGTAATAGTACTTCATAGAACCTGCAGCTAATACAAGATCAGACTGTACATGGTTCCAAGGCCACTCATACTCTTCTTGTTGAATATGTCTTATTGCAGAGTTAACAGCATCTTTAGCTATACTGTAGTAACCAGTAGCTGCTGCAAAGTTTGTAGAGGTAAGTGCTACTTCATTTAATCTGTGGTTAACATCATTAACTAAGCCAACAAAATCATAAGCCATGTTTATCTTTCCCTAATAGGCAGTATTACAGAGCGTTCATATGTAAGACCTTGTGTGGTGTTAATACGACATGTAATATTGTATCTAACGTTATTTGTTCCTAGACCAAAACGTGCAGTAGCTACGTTTCCAGAAACAGTAGGTGCTATAAACTGTAATCCATTTACAATCTGTGCAACTGATACTTGTGTCTTTGTTCCGTTTGCATCATCTACAAAGAATACAGTAGACACAATAGAGTCAGATCCTAGAAACCTAGACCAGTCTACACTAAAGTCTGCTGTTTCATCAGGATCTTTTTCAGGCCATTTGTAAGACATGTGTTATCCTTAACTAATTATATATACTACGTTGTTTCTTCTTACAGGACGAACAACTACAGTTCTGTTTTCAGCAGTAACAACAACGGTTCTGTTACCTATAGTAGGTGCAATTATTGTTACTGATCTATATCTACTAAAGTTACCTGCAAAGTCTTCAAACGGAAACAGTACGCCAGTAGGATCATCTAAGTTCTGTGCTATACTAGCATTTACATTAGGCAATGTAAAGAATGCTAAACCTGTTATACTTGGTACTACTTTATCTATTACAGCAGATATAGAGGCAGGAGTGTGTGTCGCTTTACCTTGTGCTGTTAATGATATAGGTACTCCGCTAGTAGTTATACTGTTACCCATTCCGTTGCCATGCACAGTACAGTAGTATCTTAGTCCTATTCCAGGTGCAGTACTTGGTACAGCAAAGGTTACACTTGCCCCAGACTGACCAGGAGTACCACTGCTTGTTACACCATCTGTGTAGCTATTGTTGCCACTCTTAAAGGCTAGTGGGTGTCCAGACACAGATGAGTCACTAAGATCAAATGTGTATGTTGTTCCTCTTACAAGTTGTAGCGTTGGTGCAGTGACACCATTTATAGCAAACTTATTACCACCACTATTTACTACAGTTACAACAAAGGCTGTGGTGCTTGCTA